ATACAAAATACTCAGATACTTTTTCTATTCCGAAAACGTTTACAATGTTGTTGTAAAGTTCCTCTGTTAGAGGTTTTTTGCCGCTTTCTATTTCTGATAAATAGGCTTGCTTAATGCCTATTTTCTCTCCGAAATCTTTTTGTCTAAGTTTTAGTGACTTCCTTAAAGATGCGATATTGATTTTATTCATAATGTTAATTATTGTTATTATGGCGATAAAATCTTGCGATAAATAGCGATATATCGCAAGAAGATGATATCTTTGCAACATCAATCAATCAATCAACGCAAAGTAACGAAGATTGAACGAGAAAAGCAAATTTTTTACATAACTAAAAATAGGTAAGACGATGAACGCATTTACATTTTTAACAGAAAACGGAAGATTCAATAACAGTGAGATAATGAAACACGCTCATGTTTTGAAAGCGTATCGTCGTATCTCTTTGAGTGAAGCCTTGAAAAAGGCTTGGTTCTTGGCAAAGAGACAGCAGAGAGAATACAGAGAGATTGAAGAGGAAAAGAAATCTTTCAAGCCGGTATTCAATGCAAGCAAGGGAAATGTATTGAAAGCATTCTTTGCCGGAAATCATACAGATTATGTAAATCGTGATAGTTCTTGGAAATAAGGTATAAATCCGCTAAAAGGTAGAGGATAATCCGGCATAAACGACTCTATACAATCAGGCCTGTGAATGAGTCAACACCAGCCGGGCGGATTTGAAAAAGCCCGTATCAACGTAGAGAATATTTGCTACGGGCACAATGGTAAACCGATGACTCCTAATTCGGGATGGGAGGCTTAACCCTCAAAAATGAAGCCGTGTTCAGGGCACGTTAAAGTAGCCTGCGCTAATAAGCATTATAGCCGAGGCGGAGTATAGCGTAATAGCCAACCAGCGATGATATGAGCGGAAGGAAGCAACGTGAGTAAGTAGTATATCGAAAAAATCAGTCTGAAAAACATCGTCTTTATCAGTAAGAAAACGGGGTTGGGCGTCCGTACGCTGATTACAATATAGCCCTACTGACGGATTGAACGGCATCCGATAGCGAGAATCGGGTAGGGCACAACCACTTTAAATTTATAAAAATGAAAGAAATTATAGCCAAATTGGTAGAAACAACCAATTACCAAAGATTTTATGAGTTATCTGAACCAATTTATAAGGGTAGAAGATTCGGTAGTGATGTCGATATTATACGAGAACTTGAAGAATGCAAGGAAAGGATGGATCCAGAATACAAACGTATTATTCGTACAGATGGGTGCCATATTATTTGCGTTTCAGATGCATTCACTCATATTGAAAGGCTTGTATTTGTTGGCGAAAAGTTTACGTCAGGATATGGTAGCATTGGCATTCATATAGACGGTTCCCATACCATTAGGATACATGGCGGTGATGAAAGATATGTCTATCCAGATGAAGTGTATTTAAGGCATTTGGGGATAATCAATGGTGTAAAAATCAATATTGAAAAATAATTCCATAGACAAATTTTTGTTTTGTAATTTTTATTTTGTGTTTGTGTTGTATAGTGTACGGTCTGTGAAGATAGTGCACTTTTTTAATAAGGGTGGTTAGCTTATCGGTTAGAGCTTAGTGTTGCGCAACCAATTATCACGATTGAGAGAGGTTCGATTCCTCTACCATCCACAATAATAATCAAATAATTAATCTTATGACAAAAGGAATTAAAACAATAACAGGAGATTGGGTAAATTCTATCTCTAAATTGAAATTAGGAGAAGTAGTTAGAATACCTGATGAAAGCTATGATTGTGTTATGAGTTCGGCTCGTTATCGGTTAAAAAGAAAATATAAAGTACTGATAGAAAGAGAGGGTGAAAAGGAAGTCATTAAAGGATTTAAGTACTTTAAAATTAAAAGGACTGCATAATGGAACCTTTATCTCCATGTGAGTACCAAGTTGCTCATGAAGTAGCAAAAGGTCATACTCCTGATGAAATAGCCGATTTTCTTAAAAAGTCGGTTTGGACGATAAAAGCGCAAATACGGGACATTCATAAGAAACTAGGCATTAATAACAATGTCGAGCTTACTTTATATATGCTATGTGATAGGGCAAAAAGAAATTTCGATCTGAAAGAAATACGAAAGCATGGAATTGAATTTTTCTTCTCTGTATGGTTCTTCATTTTAGCTATAACTCCTAATTTCCAAATGGACATGAGAAGGTTAAGAATGCGTTCCAGTGCTCGAATATCGGCAAGGGCGATTAGACCTAAAAGAGACGGTGATTTGATGTTCGCTGCCTAATATTAACTATAAAAATATGTTCTATGAAAATAATTCATAAAATTCAGAATGTAATTGCGGTCATTGCTTTGGGGATGTCTATGCATTTAGCGACGCAATTGGAAATAACTACTAAAGAGACTATATCAGCCGTTATAATGGTAGTTCTCACTATAGTAATGTTATTAGAGAGAAGTTATAGAGAAGTTCAACAAAAGAATTAGGGGAATTATGGAAAATACTAAATGGCAAGATATTTCTACAATGGTTCCATTTGTTATTGAATATTTTGAAAAATGGAAAAACAAATTTCTGAATGATCCACGAATCTTGGTAAACCAAACGGAAGCTGAAGAATTAGCAGGCGGAAGGATGAATCTAAAATATCTAAAAGATAGAGACTTGATATTCCCGTATCAATTTGGCATTGAAACCGTAACAGACAGAGATGGAAATGTGATAACCGAACCAAAGGGAAGGATCTATTACAAACAACATGATATAATTAAGGCTATCGAAGATGGAAACATTCTGAAGTGCCTTCAAAAACGCAAATAACCATTCATTTATTAATTAACCCAATGCCGACACCCCAGGATGTCGTAGAGTGCAAGCCTCTGTATTTTATTTTAAATGTTCTATACTATCCCGGTGTCCGTTGGTTCGGTATCCGGGAACAACTTTTTTATTAACCACTTTAAATAATATAAGATATGCCAATTATTAAAAAAAATGACGTAACTCCTGAACGTCCAGTGATTATCGTGCTATATGGCACACCGGGAACAGGAAAAACTTCTGTTGCTACAACTGCATATAATCCTCTTTTAATAGATACAGATAGAGGATATGATAGAGCTGTACAACGATGTGATACCCTTATCGCCAACAAATGGGAAGACATAACGGCGGAATATGAAACAATGAAGTCTTATAGTACTATCATTTGCGATACTGCTAAAGCGTGCTTGGATGATTATCTGATGAATTTTGCTGTAAAAAACAACTACAAGTTAGCAACCAATACTTTAAAAAGATTTGGGCAAATAGCAGAAGACTTTAAGTCGTTTGTTAATCAACTTCGTTCTAATGGTTCTGACATTATTTTTATTTGCCATGATAAAGAGGTAGCGGAGGGTGACATTATAAAGCATTCACCGGATTGCACAGGACAGAGTAAAGATTTGCTTCTCCGAATTGCTGATCAGGTTGGATATATATCTAAAGTAAACGGTAAGCGCACTATTTCATTTGAGCCAACTGATACTTTTATTGGGAAAAATGTAGCACAATTAAAGATGATGGAAATACCTGAATCATCTAGTGCTGATTTTTCTACATTTATGGCAAATGTGATTTCTACAGTAAAGCAGGCAATACAAAATAAATCAGAGGAACAGAAAAAAGCAAATGAGATGCTTTCCTCTTTGAGAGAACAACTTGCAGCTGCTATGACAGATGAAGATATAGCTGCCCTTATCGAAGCAATGAAAGAATTACCACAAGTACTTCAGTATCCGTTTTTCTCTGAAATGAAGTCTAACCTTGCATCCAAGGGGTATAAGTACGAAAACAAGAAATTCGTAAAAGATGCAGCCGCTTAAGCCTCTTATAAGAGTTACACAACTCGAAGCATACAGAAAGTACATTGAACAGAGCGAATATGCCAATTATGAAATTACCGAGCAATCTGTAATAGAAAGCATAACAGGTGTATTTGCCGGAAATGAATACACTCGTATAGGCACCGCTTTCCACTCCATTGTGGAAACGGGGAAGCCCGTGTGTGATAAAGTTTCTGCCGGTGAACGTACCTTCCTTTACTACGGAAAAGAACAGAAAGAACCAGTCCCTTGTGGACGCAAATTCAATATTGATGGGTTCGATGTTATTTTGGATGTAAATCAGTGTAAGGTCGCAATGGATTACCGCAACGAACACCCCGACGCTTTTCATGAAATACGCATTTACAAAGATTTTGGAGATGCTGTCATAACCGGATGCGCTGATATGATAGACGGTATAGAGATACGGGATATAAAGACTAAGTATTCTTACCCGTCTGATACTGACTATATCAATTCTTGCCAATGGCGGCTTTATCTTGAGATTTTTAAAGCGGATATATTCCATTTCGACCTATTTGTGTTCGATGGCTATAAAATAGACAAGCATGGATATGATGTAAGAGGGTTACCGCTTGAAAGATATTCTCCTGCGATAACCTGCTATCGCTATGATGGGATGGAACGGGATAATAGGAATTTGCTTCGTTCATTTCTAGAATGGGCGGAATACAGGGATTTAGTTAAATATTTAATAAAAGAATAATTATGAGTAGTTTATTTGGTAGTATCTGCCTTTCGGAAATTCCCCGTGAGCAGATGAAAAAGGTAATGTGTAAAGATGGTAAAGAGCGTATTTTCCTAAATATATGGGTAGGGGAGCGTAAAGAACCTGCTACATTTGGGAGTAACACTTACACGCACTATGTATCCTGTTCTCCTAAGAAGGAAGAAAGGAAAGATGGGGTAAATTATTTTTTGGGTGATTTGCAAACTTATAATCCACAACCAAGTGCTCCAAGTATGGAACAGGTTGATTCAGCCCCCTGTGTTTCTCCTGCAGATGATTTGCCATTTTAAATATGTTATACGACCTATCTAATCCATTGCAGGCGGAACAGTTTAAAACCCGTTCCGCTTTGCTTGTTAAAAACGGGAAAATAGTAGAACTTACAGAAAAGAAGCCGATACGCACCGACAAACAAAACCGGTATTTGCACGTCATTTTAGGGTATTTTGCTTGTGAGACAGGCAATACCTTAGAATATGTAAAGCAAAAGTATTTTAAAATACTATGCAATAAAGACATATTTATAAAGGAGGTTTCTGATAAGTATTTGGGTAACATCAAAGTTCTACGTAGTTCTGCTGAATTAGACACAGAAGAAATGAGTAACGCAATTACTCGTTTTAGGAACTGGAGTTCTGGGGAAGCAGGAATATATCTTCCTAGTCCCGACGAAGATCGACTATTGCAATTAATGGAGATAGAGGTCCAAAGAAACAAAAATTACATTTAATTCCAAATAGCTGTTATTTGGAAGTTTTGAAATAAAAGTTATGCGAAATGCGAAAAACTAAAGTAATCCATGTCTACCTGATCTTCGAAAAGAGGAACTATTACTTCAGTTCGGTAACGGGCATATTCCGGCATTTATCCGAAGGTCAGATAGGTATCAAACAAAGTACATTATCTCACAATACAGAAGATACGATTCTTACTGGAAAGGCTATTATTCGGAAAAATGAGTTATTAAGATAGCTTTGTTAACCTTTTACCCCTGCCTGCTCAGTCTGTGAAGATATGGTAGGTAAACGGGCGGTTGCATGGAACTGTTACACATTAGTGTGGCTGGGGAGTTCGATTCTCTCACCGTCCACCAATCAAAATTAATCTTATGATATTCAAACGAAAGAAGAAGAAAGAAAAACCTTTACCTCTGTTTGATAAAGCAGGGGTAACAATCAAAAAGAAGCCGGATTTAAAAGTCAAGCTCGACAAAGTTTTCAGCTTATATATTCGGCTTCGTGATGCAATGCCGAATGGATATTTCAAATGTATCTCATGCGGTCAGATAAAGCCCTTTGAGCAAGCGGATAAC